AGGTTGACACAAGGGTATTGTATGTATCCCCGGAGAATGTCGGGTAGAAGTCCGCCCAAACCTCTTTGTCCCATACGTTAGTGGATGCACTGTAGTTGGAATAAAACTCAATTTTAGGGTAGCCGCTAGTTGCGCCGTCATCCACCACCACAACCCACGGCCTAGCCGCCGATGTGGCACTGTTGCTCACAAGCCAGCAAGCGCCGCCGCTATCTGCTGATTGAGCTACCGTTGGGAATGGATCAACAAGGGTAGCGGATGTTGTCCCCGTTGCTCCCTCTGCTCCCCTAACCGTCATCCTTCGCGCATCGCCGGAAACGGCGCTGTCATGCTGCACATTTAGACAGAACTGATTGCCGTAGTTCGCTCGGATTGTTATTGCGTTGGTCGTCTCGAACAGGTTTGTCATGCCAGCGACGGTTACTGCCGCATACTTGATAACATTCTTTCCAGCGCCATTAACGCCCGAAAGGACTGGAGCGCCAACGTCCGTTGATTTCACCACATAGATCGTCATACCTTAACCCCGCCAAGCGTCACGCTTATTTGTGTGATTCCTCCCGACACCGTGGAAAGCGTGCACAAGAATGTATCCCCAGCGGCTACCGATGTAGTCCATCCGGTCAGGGCTGAGTCAACACTCTTGTCAGACGCAACGAGGGCTGGTGGAGAGCCGCCCACAATCGAGTCCGCAATGTCGGGAGGGTAGTTGGCGTAGGTGTCTTTCCAGATATCTATGGTGCAATTCCCCGCCAGGTCTGATAGTACCGTTGCGTCCGTGATGGTCATTGCTGTCATTGCCGTTCCGCGCACCGTCTGACCAGCGACCAAAGCCGTTCCTGCCCCGTCCCACCCGAACGTAAGCTGTACCGTGCTCGATCCTCCACCGCCCCCGGTCGCCGCAACCGTAAGCGTCCCAGCGCTAGGGGTGAGTGACGCGCCAGACCCGGCGACAAGGTTGCGCATGCCGGGGAAGTTGGCGAGGTCGTTGGCGGTTGCGCCCGATTGCACGCTACTGGTAGCCGCGTGCTCTAGCCTTTCAACGCGGTGCCGAAGATCGGTCACGGCGGTGTGCCCCAGGTGACGGAGAAGTCGGCTTGTGCCGTGGTGCCGGTGAGTGAATCCGTCACGACAATGCGGAAATTGCCTTCCGCGTCCGTAGCGGTTGGATTGATCGTGACCGTAGAGCTTGTCCCTGCCCCTGAGATCGTCCCGGCTCCAGAGAGCTTCGTCCAGAGATAGGTCAGGGTGCCATAGCCCCCGGTTACCGAAGTCCCGAGGTTTGCTGGCGATCCATTGCCTACGGTCGTGGAGCCAGTCACAGCAACGGCTGACAGGATTTGCGCGACAGTTTTCCACGTGCCCGCATCAAAGCCACTGACAGATAGCGCAAGTTTCCACGTACCGGAGTCGTAGACGTAGGGTGCGGCACCTTTCCACGATCCGCCCTGATAGGCATGCAAGGTCATGGGACGCGGAACCAGAGCGAGCCGGATGCAGGCGTGCCAGACGGCGCGGAGGTCGAAACCGTGACATTCGCGATCTGCTGAATCGTGTAATCGCTTGTGGCAGCAACAACCGCACCGGATCGCCCGAACACGGTTGATACGTTCGCACCTGTACCGATGCCGTCCAGCTTGGTTTTGTCAGCGGATGACATGGTGCCGCGTGCGCTTGTGGTCGCCGCTGAAATCGCAATCGTGCGTGATGCGCCTGAGCCAGTGACACCAATCGGCGCAGTCCCGGAAATCGTCGTGATGGCCGTCCCCGCCGATCCGTTCGCGGCAGACGTGATCCGGCCTTTTGAATCGACCGTGATAGTCGCCAGCGTGTAGGTGCCTGCCGAGACGCCGGTAGCGGTCAGAGCCGCCGTTACGGTCGAACCAGCCCCGGCGTCGGTAAACGTGATTTCCCCAGCGGTGCCCGTTAGGACACGCTCGTTTGACAGACTGCCGTTCGTGGAAAGGGTGACATAGGTTGCGTCAGTCGGCGCGCCGCCTCCACCGCCGCCAGAGATCGGCGAGAGGTCCACCGTCGTGATGGTGTTGCCGTCCTTGTCGGTGAACGTGGCGACGAAGGTGCCACCGTCCAGAGTCACCGTCCCCAAGGTCTGGCCGTACTTGGGAACATCCGTATTCGCCGATGCAGAGCCGTAGCCGGTGATCTTGAACCCACCCCACGGCAAGTTAGCAGCCGGTGTGTTGGCCCCGTTTTTGTTCAGGCATGCGGTAATCCCGTCCGCTATGTCCTGGTCGTGGGTGTCGTGTCGGGAATAGACGATCTTGACGCTGTTCGCCCAATTCGCATTCCACACCGAAGGGCCGTTGTAAACGCCATCGGTACGAACGTAGCTTGATCCAGTCCAAGGCATTAGATGGCTCCTGCAAATCGATAAATGTAATTTGTGCCGTACCACTTGAGAGAGAAGCCATTCAGGCTTGCTCGCATGGAAACAGTCACGGCATAGCCGAAGGCCGAAACGTCAGCCCAGCCTTCCGTTGTCTCGACCAGTGGCTCATCGTCACTGGCCCAATACGCAGAATCCCAATCCACAACGTCCCATGCAGCGCCACCGACGAAAGGAGCATCGACAACCTGATTCTGGAAAATGATGTTGTAGTCCGCCATGCCGTCCTTGACCAAATACTCCGGGTTCCCGAAGTTGGTCAGATGAGCGCATAGGGTGACTTGCTTTCGCCGTCCATTCGCCCCCAGGTGGTTAAACGCTGGTATGCATTCGATATAGATCGGATCGCCTGCGTCAGATGTGCCGATGTCAGCGGTGTACACGTAGCCGCCTGACGCGAAGTAAAGAACATCCTTCCATACTGCGAAGGTTGTTGCTTCCCACCCATTGAACTCGCACCATGCCCCTGTGGACGTGTTTCGTGCGTGCTGTTTGGATTCAATCGCCCATCGTGTACCGCCAGACCCGGGAACTGCCTTGAACGCGGATCGCGGGATGTTCGCAATGAACAGATTTCCTGCCGGGTAGTACAAGCATTCCCAGCCGAAAAAAGCGGCGTACTGATTGGCTGCTGATTTTGCCGCTTGGATGATCTTGTCGGAGTAAGTTGAGGCTTCTGACAACCGGCCACCAGATAGTGCGGTCGAAATGTCAAGCCATCCATCTTTCGTCAGGATGATTTCCGTTCCGCCAACCTTGCAATGCGCACGGATGCCAAGCGGTTCGCCAATCTGGAAGCGGCCAGACGATGACCAGCGCAGGGCATTGGAAGGATCGTCACCCTGGTAGACCAATGCTTCACCGGTGCTGAAAACGAAAACGGCAAAATCGTCCACGCCGTCCCCGGCATCCACGGTCAAGGTCAGCATCATGACCAGCGTCCCGCCAGTTCTGCACTGCGTGGAAAGGTCGAACTCTGTCAGCGCGCCTTGATACGCACCGGCAGCGGCGAACCAGAATGAGCGTTTGTTTTCCTCCCAATAGAACGCCCGCCCCTTGAAGGTGTTGCAGCCCCAAAATATGCCGGTCGGGTGCCCTGTAACCACCAGATCAGTAAGCGCCGTGCCGTCGTAGGAAACCGCAAGGTCTGCGCCGTTCGTGAGGATCACGAGCGATTGAAATGCGGTTAACTGAAACTTGGAGTTTGTGAATGCAGCGTGAGTCAGCGGGACCGGTGCAAGCGGGTTTGTTATGTCGTAAATCGATGTGCTGTAGGCAGCAAGAAATTTCGTGTTCTGGTACGGGATCAATGTCGAAATACCGGACGACGACAAAGACCCGCCAAGGTCTGTATATACGGAAGAACCTCGCCGCGCCTCCACCCACCCCGAACGGGGGATGAGGTTTATCATGCTCACCGCATCGTTGGCATCCATATCGTCCAGCGAATCGCGGGCGTTCCATCCTCCCGTAGGAGCCGGTACAGATGCGGCGTTACTCATTCGGGATACTGCCACAGGTTGGCAATCGGCTCGGGGTTCCATGGGTCATGCGGCATGATGGTCTTAGCCCCGTTCTGCTGGCCCAAGAACTTCACCAAATCATCCTGGTACAACTTGTAATCCTCCTGCCAATCCAGACCCTTTTCTTTCTTGTAGCGCCATTTGATATCCGAGACGATCAGGCCATCGTCAATCAGCCAAATGTCATTGTCATTGGAGAAAAACTGTTTCGGATCGCCTCTAGCGCCGTCCTGAATCAGGGCGTTGGAGAAGTATTCAAAGCCGACAATCATCCCCTCCTGCGGCTCGTAGAACTCGAAAAACCCGTTGATGATCCGGCAGCGCACCCAGATACCCGGAGGTCCGGCAGAGGCTTTTAGATACGCCCATACGGTCGGGTCCGGGGGGAAATCCCCCCGCCACAAACTTTCCTGCACCCACATGGTGTCAGGCACGATGGAGAGAAAATCCTGCGGCAGTGCGTAGGTACTCGATTCGCTGGTCAGCGTGAACGAATACTCGCGCGTCTGCTTTTGCAGCGGATATTGCCGGATGGACAATACGGACTGGTTTGCGAGCGCCTTGACCTGGTTGGATGTGGCGAGGTTGTTCGTTCCAATCCAGGTTGTGGGCACAGTGACGCCGCATGAGCCGAGCGCAATGTCAAGAATCTCCTTTAGCGTCATGCTCATTTATGCGCCCTTCTTTGGCCTGCCGCGCTTTTTCGGTTCATCTGCATCCAAGTTCTCGGCACCAGCAACAGCCGCAATTTCCTCCTCCGTTGCCTCACGCTCGAAGGAACTGGTATTGCTGATAACGTGATGGGTGCGCCATCCCTTGCCCTCGATGTAATACGTTTCCTGTTTCAGGTCTGGCCCGTAGGCAATTCGGTCGTGTGCGCTCATGCCACAGCCTCCAGTTTGATGCGGGGTTTTTCGCCAGCGGCCACCATCATCCAACGCTTCGCACGCAACACCGCGTCCACAAGCTCAGGCTGCGGATTAATCATTGCGGC